ACACGGCTGCGATGATCTCAAGGATTGCACGCAGCACAAAAGATTATTTAATATTCAGTCCGACTGTCTTGAGGAAGTTTACGATCTTTTCCAAGAACGTATCGTCCGCTGGGGTCGGTGTGAGTTTAACAATGATGCGAGCAGCAAGAACGATGCCACCAACAGCGGCTACGATCTCTTGCCAATTTGAAGTAATCCAATTCCAGATATTCATAGTGTTTATCCTCCTGGGTCAAATCCAGCCATGACGGGATCGTGGGATACCATCATTTCTTGAAGTGACTTCCAAGTTGGACGCTCTATCTGAAATGTCAAGTCAAGACCGCTATTTGAGCTACTGAGGCACAGAGCCAGCGCGTCAGCCCTATCGGGTGAGGCTATGCCTCTGGCACGCATTGAGTCCTTAGACTCCACGCCAAGCTTGCCCTTGCTGTTGGTGATTGTGCGCCTGCAAGTCAACTGCGCTGTCAAGTCCTCATCCTCTGGCAGTATGATCTCGGCATCCTCAATCTTCTTTGCCATCCCATACCACATCTCAGCCGACCGATTGGTATAGGCGTTGTTGTCGTATGCCGTAGCCCCAAAGTTCACGCGATTGACTACCCAGCCAGCCTCAGCCAAGGCATCGCACATAACCATACCCATACCGCCCGAATCAGCGTAGATGTTGTTGGCTTCCAGCCCAGCCTTCTTAAATTCAACTATAAACCTGCCTACCGCTGCCATCGTGTCTTTCTCACGCCAAGCGATCATAGGCAGAATCTTGTTGCCATCGCTTATGCAGATCACGTTCTGATCTCCGCCCGCTGCAAAGTCCACGCCTGCTATGCGTACACCTGGCTTGAATCTAGGTGGCGTGTTGTAGCAGTTCTGTAGCTGGGTGAGGCTGATAACCAGGCTTTCCAGCCCTATGTCAACGAACTCGCCGTAGATCATAGATCGGGTCAGCGGGTGCTTCTCGCCGTATCGCTGAACTACTTCATCAATCTGAGTCTGGGTTATGTGCGGACAGTCAAACGCTGTGACTGCGTGCTTCTGCCACATATTGGCTTCCTTGGTAAACGCTCGATAGAACGCACCGCTAGTCCCGCCTGGGCTGGATGCGATTAGCAAGCGGGTTGGTTGACATCGGCTGATAGCCTCAAACAACGGGTCGGCTACGGTCTTGGCTTCGTCCACTACCATCAGCAATGGATGGTATTCGTGGTCCTCTGCGTGCCAGCCTTCAGCACGCCCTGGGTCGGTCGCTGAGTAGCCTATAATGCGTGATGTGTTGCCGTTGGGGTGGAGGTAGCGGATCTCGCCAGATGTGACCTCCCAAGCACCACCAAGCTTGGCAATGTGATTGCGCAGGCTAGGCCAGAGTTGGCTTTCGACTTGGCGGAAAACGCCTGCCGTGGTTACAGCGATTGAGCGTGGGTAAACGAGCGCGTGCCATATCAAAATAGCCGAAATGACGGTGCTGGTCTTGCCAGAGCCGTTGGCTGCGCGCAGGGCTACGCGACAGTCTCTAGGCTCTAAATCACGTAATACCTTCCTTTGCCAGTCATAAAGATTGATGCCCAGTACGTTAGAGGCGAAAGCGGCTGGTTTAGAGAGGTCTTCAAGTATCTCTTCTTGACTACGCTTGGGAGGCTTTGGCATTGGTGATGTTTAAGACCTCTTTTTGTTTTGAGCCAGAATAATTTGGGGGGGTTTATGCGTATTAAATGGGGGCTGGGGGATCGGCGGGTGGCGTGGTGGTGTACTTGGCCAAGCTCTCAGCCCTTGGCTTGCGTCTTCGCATTGCTCTATGCCTAGTCTTCCCAGATTTTTCTAGCGTTGTAGTGACAATAGTTTGTGTATCATCTGTCGCACAATAGCTATTGTCTCGAATTGGTAGCAATGTTTTGGGGGTAACATCTTTGCAGTCAATCACTTGTGCTTTCTTTTTGCCTGCTATGCCCGCGAGAAGTTGAGCGAGATTCCCGCTTATGCCGTGCGTAACGTCTTGCGTAACATTCAGCCGCGCACTAGGTTGCGCATATCCATGCGTCCTCTCAAGTATCCAGGCTCGCGCCTGCCAACTCTTTTCCCCTGCTAGTTCAACACTTCTAAGCAATCCCATTTCGTGTTCACGCCGGGCCTTTTTTATGAGTCGACCAAAGTCTTGACGCTTTGTAACCCAACCTTGCGCCGTTCCTGGATTGATTCCGATATATTCAGCGGCGCGCTCTAAAGTAAACCCGGCCCGGACCGCATCGATTATCTTCACGCCTAGCTTTTCGTCGTATTGCGTCGGCCTGCCGTTTTTCGCCTTGTCGTTTGGCAATTCTAACGCGCCTGGAGCTGCGCCTATTTCATCCATAAGTCACCCTTATACCTTATCTAAAGCGAAAAGAAAGTATTGATGAGTCAATCCGCTTGCATTAGATTGCTACTTGTCGAGGGAAAACTCATTCGAGTTGCCCAAGGCATAAAAGAAAAAAAGGAAACTACACACTATGAACAAAACAAAAACATGGAAGATAGGCGAATGCTGCACGGGCGGTATTATCCAGGCGAAGATAAGCGAAAACGCTTATTTTCCTGGAAGTACTACGGTCAAAATATTGATTAAAGACTATAAAACTAAAGAAGTATTAGATTCGCGAGTGTTTGGAAGAATTCATGAAAGCAGGTTGGAATCATTCCTCCACGATATGACAACCTCATACCATGCGTCGAACGTCATGGAATGGGTGAAGGAAAACGCTTGGCCCCATCGCGTGCTAGTCGCGTTTGACGGTGGAAACAATTGGAAAACGCAAGTTGAGACAAAAACGTGGAGCCGCTCATGATCCGCAACGCTCCACCTATCGTTCACTTGTCGAAGAAGAGCGGAAACGTAAAGACGGGAAAAATTCCCGTTTCAACGTCGGGCCGCAATACTTGCCCGGATGCTTGCCCGCTCAAAAAGGCAAACGGCGGAAAAGGTTGCTACGGCGAAGGCGGCCCGTTGTCATGGCATTGGAATAAGGTTGACGGCGCGGACCGTGGCACAACGTGGGAGGGATTCTGCGAATCAATCGCACGCCTTCCCGTCGGTCAATTATGGCGGCATAATCAAGTTGGAGATTTGCCTGGAGATAATAACACGGTCAACGGTGTGCTACTTGGTCAACTTGCCAAGGCTAACACGGGCAGGCGTGGGTTTACCTACACGCATAAGCCCGTATTGGAGCGGCAGGATGGCCCGACAAGGTCAAACCGTGAAGCGATTAAAGCCGCAAACCGTAGCGGGTTTACGGTCAATCTATCCGCAAACGGTTTGAGCCATGCGGATGAGCTTGCCGCGCTCGACGTTGGTCCCGTTGTCACGATTCTTCCCACGATGGACGGTGAAAACGTGACAACCCCACAAGGGAGAAAAGTTGTCGTATGTCCCGCGCAAACGCGCGAAGGTGTGACATGCGCTACGTGTAAACTCTGCTCCCGTGCTAATCGTTCCGTCATAGTGGGATTTATTCCCCACGGTGGATCAAAAAAGAAAGTATTAGCAATGGCAAGGGGGCAGTCATGAGGGGAAAAAGCGGCAAGTTTATGGGTATCAATTATTGCGTTTGGGAAGACTCTAAATATCCGATCTTCTATTGGAGCTGGGGCGGATATGGCGGACAAGTTGAAAACTTGGCAAGCTGCTGGGAATCCATTAGGCGCGCTGCTGGTGTTTGGGAGAAGGATAGCGCAGGCAATTGGAGACATTCAAGTGAGGCAATAACATCGTGAAAACTTACGCCGTTTACAATTCAATCGGGCAATTCCAGGCACGCTTTTTGACCTGGAGGAGCGCGTTGCGTTGGTCAATTCGCGAAGGCATGGAATGGTCCGCAGTAATAAGAAAGGAGGTAGGCAATTGAATTCCCCTCAAATATACGCCTTGGGGCTGCTCCATGGCGGGCTGCTGCTCGCCTTTGTATGGCTAGTATGGCCTAAGAATAAGCGCAAGTAGTCCCGCCTTGTCTTCTCCTTTAGCACGGGAGAAGCAAAGGATGGATTAAACCGCTAGGTTTACCCACTCCAAACGGCAGCGCAGTCTTATTGATTGCGCGAATGAAAGAAAGAAAGAGGATATGATTAAAAGAAAAATAAAAGCGACATACTTGGCAGGACGGCGAGAAGATATGGGCAAGTATTATTACGGCGAAACTTGGACAGACGAAAACGGCGAACACTTTCGCGTTAAGTTTGGGAAGAAGATTCGCACGGATAAGCCTTGGACATTTGAGGAAGTGAGGTCGAAATGAGTTTAATTGAAATCACTGACAAGTTGATTGAATTGATTGACGATGCAGCCCGAAAAAACACTGGATCGGATAATCACCCGATTGATCGTGGATTGCTCAATCAATTAGAAGAGTGCGCGGATTTTGTGCATAGCTTAATTCCGTAGCAACCGAGCCAAGGGTTCAAACCCCTACGGCTTTTCACGCTTGCCTATAAACGGCAGCGCAAGCATTCCGTCTTTACAAACGGAAGCATAGCCACCTATAAGGAGCAAATAAAAATATGACAGAAGACGAAATTATAAAGGCCTACCTTTCGCGCTTAGGTAAGAAAGGCGGGAGCGTGAAAGGATCTTGCAAGGCTCGCAAGCTTTCGCGGGAGCATTACCAAACGGTAGCGCAGGCACAGCGGGAGCGTTGGCAAAAGTGGCGTACTGAAAACGGTAGGCCAACTATCAAACGGTAGCGCAGCCTTTCGCGGGAGCGTTAGCCCTATAGGGATATATAAAAATAGCCTGTAAGGGCTGTATAAACGGCAGTCTAACGCCCAATCCTGCAACAGCAGGCTCGGTTTCCTAGCTCCTCAACCTTAAATTTGACCACTGGAAGGTCTCGGGCATCAGCCTTGCTACAAAGACGCTTAGAAACGGCATTTCCGCTCGATTGTGAGCGTTTTAGAGCCTTATTTTTGGCTACCTTTGGCATATTACCAGTTTTTGCAGCTCCAATACCGCGCTGTCAGCTTGCTGGGAGGCTTGGAATCACACCCATGCCTAGCCCTAAAGCTACGCCTGCGGTCTGGATTGCTCTTCTTGATGGTCATCTTGGGATCGCCGTAGCGGATGGTCTTGCTCTCACCGCCTTGGCACGCGCGTACCCGAAATTTCTTTGATTCTCCTGGCGTTCTAACTGGTCGATTGCAAGGCAATTCTTTCATTATGCTTTCACCACTGTTAGACCTCTAAACTTGAGTCCATTCTTTATTGCAACAGACAAATTACCGACTGACTTGCAGTCTCCAAATGTTTCGAGCAAAAAATCTTTTTGCGAATTGTAGTGCTTGCCAAGCTCAATACAAAATAATTTCATTTGTCTTGCCTTGTTTGCAATAAGGTATTTTTTTCTTTTCGTAACGATATTGTCTAAATTTATACTAATTGTAGCATGGCTACTGAGTCCAGTTATTTTAGCTATTTCTTTCATGGTCATCCCAGATTCATATAGGCTTTTCCATTTTGCAAATAAATGAGAGTATTTGCTAGGCTTGCCAGCTTTTCGACCACCCAGAGCAACATTGTAGGAATTCCCAGACCTTATCCACTCTTCATTTACAATCTGAGCCTCCATATTGTATGCATCATTGGCATTGTCAAAAGTTTTTAGTATTTCTTTACTGAAGTTTTCGTATTTATACTTTGCAACTGCTTGCACGAATGGCGATTTAATCTTTAACGCTCTTCTTTTTGCCGAAACATCAGACACAACTCCGCACCCTATGTAGTTATTTGGTATTTTTTTGGCCTTGTGAACCCCAACATAAACCTTTCCGTTAACAGCGCATGTTGTTTTGTAGACATACCAAAAATAACCAAGGCTATCGCATGTCATCATCTACCTCATCTGTATCCCAAGCCTCAGGGCAAGCATCGTGGAGCGATTGTAGTGCCTTCTGGTGGCTTTCAAAGAAGCCTGACAGCCTCTTGACCTGCTCGGTAAGGCTGTTCCATTGCACCTCAAAGACCTCATAGGAGCAGTTGGCATTCATGTCGTCTACCAACTGACCTAGCAAACGTAGCACGCCATGCAACTGTGCATTCTCACGTTGAAGCAGGGCAATGAACTTGTGCGCTACCTTCAACTGCTCTCTATCGTGATTCAAACCCACCCTTCTTGGCTTTCATCATGCGCCACACCTTGGGGCTGATGGTGCTTTTAGATTTAGGACGGCTAGTGCCAGCCTTACGTCTGGCGTTAATGTTGGCGTATAGACCTGGCTTTGAGTTTTTCATTTCACGATTGTACCACACCCACCACCTGATAACCAACTTCGTTCCTTGGCAGGTGTGAAGGTGTGCGAGCCAGCCCAGCCCAGCCAGCCTTGTTTGTTCATTTAGGAGAACGCTACGGAAATAGCGTAGCGTAGTAGGGACAGGACGGACTAAGGAGTCCTGTTCCTACTTTTCCTTCGCGAATTATTCCTTATATATATAAGGAGTCTGGTAGCTCAAGAGATGATAGTGTTTTGAAAGTGGATTAGAAAGTGGTCTGATTGGCTATATACAAGCCACTGTCAGACAATATCTTATTAGCTTTATGGAGGCGTTTAAGATAGCGATAAAAGGTACTTTCCGATACTTCCAGCTTTTCAATGATATGGCGGCATAAATCGCCCGCCTGCCACTGCTTGCTACCCATCTCAGTTAAGAACCTTTTATCGTCAACCGCCTTGTGTGCGCCTGGCTTCTTTAGCTTATCTGGATTGAGCGCAAAGTTGGCTTGGAACAGCGGGTAATGCCACTGAACGACAAAGCTATCTACTGGCGGGAAGTTACGCAATGTGATGTCACAAGTGTAAGTCTTCTCATCCTCCTCGTGGGCAGTCAGAACGACCAACGTATCTGGATTACGGGCGAACACGCCCGACCCACTGAAGCGGTCAATCGACTCCGCGCCCGACTTGTTACCCTTGCTGAAGTGGTGTGAGAGGATGATCGAAAGATTGTGGCGGGTCGCTAGGTACTCAAATTCGTTCATCAAACTTGACATATCGCCCGCGCTGTTCTCATCTCTCTCACCCATCAGCATATAGTTTGGGTCGAGGATGATAGCTTGGTAGCCCTTACCTTCAATCTGCTTCTCGATCATAGGACGGATGAGAGTCAAGTCGGCAGCGTGGCCTCGGAGCGTCCACACATCAAAGTCATCGGCCTTGTCTTCCAGCCCTTTGGCTTTGATAACATCGGCCAAACGATTGCGGAACGACCACTCTTGGATCTCAAAGTTAATGAACAACACCCGCGACATCTTGCACTGTTGCCCCCACCAAGGCACGCCAGCGTGTAACGAAAGGGCTAGGTCAATTAGACTCCAACTCTTAAACGCCTTGCTTCCACCACCCAGCAACATCTTCCCACCTCTATGCAGCATTCCCTCAATTAACGTCTCTGGTGCGGGTAAGTCTTCCTTAACAAGTTGTGCATAAGATTTGATCGGCGGCCACTCGTCCGTCTTCGGTTTGATACCAAGTGCTACTGCTGGCTCTATCATTTTCCTCCTTTGCAAAACCATAATAGGCTTTGCATTTTGTCTTCTCTCTTTGCCCCAGGAATCCTAACGGGTTGACTGGGTTTGAATGTTGCAGGATCGCATCCTAACGGAATAAGAAAAGCTTTTAACTGATCCACCCATTCGTTCTTTGGTGGCATCTCAAACCAACCATGCAAGCTCTTTCCGCCAGTATCCACGACAGCGTGTAGTTTCATGCTGAATAAATCGCGCATCAATTGGAACACCGCGCCCATCTCTGGCTTGCTGAGTACATCCGACTCGACAACCAAGAACACCCTATGCTCAACCGTATCGTTGGATCGGCTTACTGTACCCTGCTTGTAGCTCGCTCCAGTTGTGTACTGCCCGATTGGTTCATCCAGCTTCTTCCACTCGTAGGCGATGCGAAAGTTTTGTGGATGCTTACCGCTGTCCGTTACGTTGCCTATCCAGATATTGTCAAGAGCGTTGAACAGCGATAGGAACAACTGATAGTCCTGTGCTGGATCGGCAAGCTTGGTCGGACTTTCCTCGTACATATCCGCTGGGTCCCAATTGTAGTGAGTCAAGTATCGTTGTTTGTTCGATTCAGCAATCGTCTTAATCCTGTCCAGCACCTCGGAGTGTGGGTCTTTCTTGATGACCAGCTTGGGTACAGCCGTGCCACCCGACATAATGTTGACTGGCCTGTAAAGCACATCGCTTGATATAGCTCGGCGCAACTTGCGGTTGGCCTCATCCCGATACGGCGTGCAGGAAGTATGCCAGCAGAAGATTGTCGGCGCGCCATCTACGAACACCGTTGTATCTCTGATGCGAGTGTGGCTGGTATGTGCAGCCTCGCCTGGACACTTGCACAGCCCGTGATTCTCGGACTGCCAATCCACTTGGCCTACGATCTCTTCAGCTTGCCGTTGTGCTGTGGTCATCCGTCATAACACCCGCAAGGCACTTCGTCTGGCAGGTCCTCAAATAATTTCATTTGGCTTGCATCTGATCTGATTAAGTCTTCCCACTTCCAGTTGCGACCAAGACCAACAACAGTTTTAAGGTGAGCATTGTTTTCCATTGCTATTGCTCTTTCTGCCAGAGCAGGGTGGTTCTTGGCAAGATCAAGAACTTCGTGCTTCTTCATTGCTGGGCAATAAAAGCACGATGACTTGGCTGGCTTGAACCCAGCCTCTGCCACAACCTCAACGCACTTCTTTCTGCCCCAACCCCAACGCACTAGCGGGTACTCATAGATGTACTTCTTGTCCTCTGGTATCTTACCTCGGTGATGCTCGCCAGCGTCATACCCAATCAGCTTCAAACATTTGCCGCCAGCCTTCCAGCAATCCTTGGCTGGTTGCCAGTTGTTGACGAACTTATCCTGTGGCTGGATCTTATATTTCTGTGAGCATCCCTTAAATCCGTAGGCCAGACTTGGCAACATATTCTGGCGCAAGCAATTCTCTTCGAGAGTTTCCTTGGCGTACTTCACGGTAACCACTTCTGGCATATCGTGTTTAACCAACCAATCAGAAAATATCTTAACAAACTCATAAGTCTGCGGTAGCTCGCCACCAGTATCTGCAAATAAAATAAGGTCTGGAATAACCCCGCGCTTCTGCATTTCAATCAGCATCGCTGCTGAATTTGTCCCTCCTCCGAATGATATGATTAAAGGAGTCTTCATATTAAAATTCAAACTGGCTCTGATTCAAGGGGTAGACACACTGAGGAAACGCCCGATGCAAGATCTCCTTGCATACCACAACGCCAGTTAGT